TGAGAAGGCCGCTGTGCGGTTCGTGCCACGGCAGATGTTCATTGGGAGCGGCACGTAATGGGTAATCGCTATGCGTCAGGCAAGAACTCGATCGCCATGTGCGATCGTTGTGGGTTTCAGTTCAAGCTGACCGCGCTGCGCAAAGAGGTGATCAAGACCAAGACGTACAACCTGCTGGTGTGCGATTCTTGCTGGGACCCAGATCAGCCGCAGCTTCTGCTGGGCATGTATCCGGTGGATGACCCACAGGCGGTGCGCAACCCTCGCAGGGACACCACGTATGTGACGGCGGGCACCAATACAGACGGTTTCAACACCGGGGGTTCGCGGGACATTCAGTGGGGCTGGAACCCTGTTGGCGGTTCCCGGGGTTTTGACAATGCGTTGACGCCAAATAACTTGGCTTTGACCGTGGAAGTTGGTACAGTTACAGTTCAAATAGGAGTCTGACATGGACAAAAAAGACCTCGCGCAAGACAAGAAGATGGTGAAGTCGGCCGTGCGCAAGCATGAAGCCCACATGCATCCCGGCAAAACACCGACCAAGCTGAAAGCTGGTGGCAAGACCAACAGCGATATGCTGCAGTACGGCCGCAACATGGCCAAGGTCATGAACCAACGCAGCCCCGGTAAGAAGGGAGCCTGATATGGCAACTAAAGCTGGACGCCCCGTTCCGTCGGGGGAAAAAACCACAGCAACTCGTGTTGCTGGCCCACAACCTCGAACTGTCGTTACCCCAGTGGTCGGCGTCGAGCCTGCCAAGAAGACCATGCGAGACACCAACGTGTCCGTGGCCAACGTGCGCAGCCAAGACTACCCACCGCCACCAAGGGCGTGATGGCTCGTGGCCCAATGGCGTGAGGTCTGAATGAACTACACCGAGTTGAAAGCGGCGATCATCGCCTACACAGAAAATCAGGACGCTTCGTTTGAGGCGGAGATTCCTGTGTTTGTGGAGCAGGCTGAGCAGCGCATTTTCAACATGGTGCAGTTCCCATCGTTGCGCAAGAATGTGACGGGCTCTACCACCAGCAACAACAAGTATCTGGCATGTCCTTCGGACTTTTTGTCGGTGCACTCGCTGGCAGTGGTGGATGCTTCGGGTAACTACGAGTACCTGCTCAACAAGGATGTGAACTTCATCCGGCAGGCGTACCCGAACCCCAACGACACGGCGTTTCCCAAATACTACGCTCTGTTTGGCCCGCAGTCCAACGACATCAATGAACTGACCTTCATCTTGGGCCCAACGCCAGACGCCACCTACGTGGCCGAGCTACATTACTTCTTTTATCCACCGTCGATTGTGACGGCCGGGACTTCTTGGTTGGGTGACAACTTTGACAGCGTGCTGCTTTACGGTTCGCTGGTCGAGGCGTACACCTACATGAAGGGTGAAGTTGACATCATGCAGGGCTACGACATGAAGTTCAAAGAAGCCGTAGCATTGGCCAAACGTCTGGGCGATGGACTGGAGCGTTCCGACAGCTACAGAAGCGGCCAGTACCGTTCGCCACCGCTACCTCAAAACAGAGGGGTAAACTGATATGTCAATCGTACAAACCGCAACCACTTCGTTCAAAGTCGAGCTGCCGCAGGGTGTCCACAACTTTGGCCCCACCTCGCCGGACACGTTCAAGATCGCTTTGTATACCGCCGCTGCGGACCTTGGCTATGCGACAACCGTGTACAGCACCTCCAACGAGGTGACTGGCGCGGGCTATTCGGCCGGTGGCAACACGCTGACCATCACGACCACGCCTGTGGCGGCAAACAACAGCAGCAACGTGCCCACGGCATACTTCAGCTTTGCCAACACTTCTTGGACTGGCGCTACGTTCACGGCCCGTGCGGCTTTGATCTACAACAGCAGCGAAGGCAACAAGTCTGTGGCGGTGCTGGACTTTGGCTCCGACAAGACCGTCAACAACGACACTTTCCAAATCATCTTCCCAACAGCCGATGCCAACAGCGCAATCGTGCGAATCTCTTAAGGAGCCATCATGGAACACAGCAAAGCAGCCGACAGCGTTACCGCAGGCATGACCACAAACCGCGCTGGCGGTGAGCGCGTTGGCGCGGGCGGTGTCTTCACCGTCACTTGCGTGGGCGCAGACGGCAAGGAAAAATGGTCCGACTCGTTCCACAACCTCGTGGTCAATCAGGGTCTGCAGGACATGAACAGCAAGTACTTTGCCGCTTCGGGTTACACCGCCGCTTGGTACTTGGGTCTGGTCGAAGGCCCCGGCTCCGGCACAACATTCGCCGCTGCCGACACACTGGCCTCGCACGCTGGCTGGACTGAGTTGGTGCCCGGCACTGCTTACACTGGCAACCGCAAGGCTGTCACGTTTGGCACGGCCACAACGGCTGATCCATCGGTGATCACAAACTCCGGCAGTCCATCCTCGTTTGCCATGCTGGTGAACAGCACTGTGGTGGCTGGCGCGTTCTTGGCCAGCGTGAGCAGCGGCACTTCCGGTATCTTGTTCTCTGCTGGTGACTTCACTGGCGGCGACAAGACCGTGGACAACGGCGACACCCTGAACGTCAGTTACTCTTTTTCCCTTGACGCGGCATAACTAGATGGATACACTCTAAACTTCAATGTTTGGAGTGATCATGACAAGTTTTAAACGGCTTCTTGGAGTTTGGCGGACCATGCACAACCGGTGCTACAACAAAAAGCAGAAATGCTACCCCGACTACGGTGGCCGGGGTATTGTTGTTGATAGCCGCTGGCATGGCGCAGATGGCTTCCAAAGCTTTTTGAAGGATATGGGTGAATGCCCCGAGGGTGCAACGCTTGATCGCAAAGACAACTCCGGGCCGTATAGCCCTGAGAATTGCCGGTGGGCAACCAGAGCAGAGCAGGCAAGAAACAAACGAAACAACCGGTTCATCACCGCCAACGGGGAAACAAAAACACTTCGAGAGTGGGCCAATTCGCTCAAGTGTTCACCTGCTGCAATTTTGTACCGGATAAATAAAGGCATGGATGAGGAAAAGGCGGTTACGATGCCAATTCCAAGCAGGCCAAATTCAAAACTCACACTGGAGCAAGCCGTGTACGTCAAAAAAACATACCCAACTTTGTCGATGCAGGCGCTTGCAACTCAGCTTGGCGTGAGCAAAAAGTCAATCCTCAATATCGTGCACGGAGTAACTTTCGTGGACGCAGCCTGATAGGGGCAAGTGGTGTTTGGTGATGTCACTTTTGCCCAAGCACCCTTCGCCTCTTTAGGCGGGAATACGTTCGCCGCCACGCAACCAGAAGCCGCTGCAGCGGTGGCTTCCTTTGAGGCCCCAAGCGTCATTCGCGGCGGCATCATGAGCGAGACTGCTACGGGCCAAAATACCCAATCGGTCATCGCCACAATGGTGGCTACGCAGGCTGAAACATCCTCTGCATCCAGCGTTCAGTCGGTCATCGCCAACATGGTGGCCAGTATGCTGGAGCAGGGCACGGCCACAGACGCTCAAACGGCCATCGGTACGTTCTTGGCATCGCAAGCAGAAAGCACCAGCGCCACAGCCGCTCAAACAGCCATCGGTACGTTCTTGGCCGCGCTGTCGGAAACAGCCACAGGTTCGGACTCCATGAATCGGGGCTTGCTGATTTCAGTGGCAATTGCAGAGAGCGCGGCGGGCACGGCAACTCAGGTGTCGCAGGTCATCTTCAATGGCTCCATCGCGGAAGCTGTGAGCGCACTGAGCACATTTGGCGTCATCAAAATAGCCAACGTCTACCCAACCGGCGTGCAGCTCACCATCAGCATCGGAGGGGCGCTGGTCTGGGCGGTAATTGACGACAGCCAGAACCCAAACTGGCAAAATATCAACGACGTGCAGTCCCCCGGCTGGACGCAGCTACCGTCGTAAGGACACAAAATGGCATTGGCACTCAAAGATCGCGTCAAGGAAACCACCACCACAACTGGCACGGGCACGGTTACGCTGGCCGGTGCAGCTTCGGGCTTCCAGTCATTTGCGGCGGTGGGCGACGGCAACCAGACCTTCTACGCCATCGTGGACTCAGCTTCCGGCGACTGGGAAGTTGGTGTTGGCACATACACATCCTCCGGCACTACGCTGTCTCGCACCACGGTGGTGTCGTCCAGCAACGCAGGGTCCTTAGTGAATTTTGGCGCTGGCTCCAAAGACGTGTTTGTCACATACCCATCCTCACGGTCGGTGTATCTGGACGCTGCGGGCTCCGCCGTCACCACGCTGGACATCGGGACTCTGGGCACCAGCACGGCCAACATCACCACGGCCAACATCACGTCCGGCACGGTGTCCACAACTCCGACCAGCGGCAACGACATCACCAACAAGACCTACGTTGACACCTTGGCGGCGTCCGGCATTCACTTCCACCAGCCCGTAATGGTTGAAAGCCCAACTAACCTTAACGCAACTTACAACAACGGCACTGCGGGTGTTGGTGCAACGCTTACTAACGCGGGAACGCAAGTTGAGTTAATTATTGATGGCATCTTCACATCGCCGGGTGATCGCGTTTTGGTTTATAGCCAAACCAATCCAATCGAGAACGGCATTTATGTTGTCACAGTTGTAGGTACAGTTTCTACAAATTGGGTGCTAACACGCGCCAGCGATGCTGACACCTATGTAATTAACAGCGCAAACGGTCTGAGCGAAGGTTCCACGGTTTTTGTTCAGTTGGGCGCGACAGGCGCGGGTGAGACCTACACCTGCAACACAAGCGGCGTCATCACGTTTGGCACGACCAACATTACGTTTGCCCAGATTTCATCAGCGCAGATTTACAGCGCGGGCACGGGCCTGAGCCTTTCTGGCACGCAGTTCAGCATCACCAACACGGGCACTGCTGGAACTTACGGCGACGCCGCCACGGTGCCGGTGATCACCACCAACGCACAGGGTCAAGTCACAAGCGTCACTCCCACAGCCATCGCCATCTCGGGCGCAGCGGTCTCGGGCAACATCTCTGGCCAAGCCGGATCGGTGGCCAACGCCCTGACAGCGGGCACATACCTGACCGCTGCTGGCACATACGACGGCTCCGCAGCCCGAACCTTTGCGGTGGACGCAACTGACGCCAACACAGCTAGCAAGGTTGTAGCTCGGGATGCCTCGGGTAACTTCAGCGCGGGAACCATCACAGCCACACTGTCCGGTGCAGCTACAAGCGCAACCACAGCAACCAACCTCGCAGGCGGCGCGGCCAACCAGATCGCGTACCAGACCGGCTCGGGGGCAACGGCTTTCGCTACGGCCCCATCGGCATCCAACCAAGTGCTGAACTGGAACGGGTCTGCGTTCACATGGAGTGCAGGCACCATCTCCGGCGTGGCTCTGGGCTCAAACCTGAACACCCTGACGTTTGGCACCTACCTGACCGGCACGAGCTACAACGGCTCCAGCGCCGTGACGATTGCCACCAACGCCACCAACGCAAACACAGCCTCGACCCTTGTGGCGCGTGACGCTTCGGGCAACTTCAGCGCGGGCACGATCACTGCGACTTTGAGCGGTAATGCCACGACAGCCACCACTGCGGCCAACGTAAACAACGGCACCCTGACCATGAACGTGTCGGGTACGGGCCTGTCTGGTTCGCAGACTTTCACAGCCAACCAAGCTGGCAACGCCACGTTCACCGTCACCTCGAATGCCACCAGCGCAAATACAGCAAGCACAATCGTTGCCCGGGATGCCTCTGGCAACTTCACTGCTGGAACGGTATCCGTCACAAGACTCACTGCAACCCCGAACACATCCGGTGTCAGTACTGGCATTACTGCCGTAAACGGGGATATGACTGCGTACCGCACCGGCGGCACAACCGGTGTGATTTACCTCAGCAGTTCAGGCTCCAATTATCTCTATTGGGATGCAACCAACTACAACCTAAACGGCGGCAACTTGGTTGTCACGGGTAACGTCACGGCCTATTCTGATGAACGCCTGAAAAAAGACTGGGCCGATTTACCTGCCGACTTCATCGAAAAATTGGCAAAGATCAAGCACGGCACGTACACCCGCATTGATTCCGGCGACCGACAGGCTGGTGTATCCGCACAGCGAATGCAAGAGTTTCTGCCAGAGGCGGTTCAGACTGATGAAAAAGGCAACCTCTCCCTCGCATACGGTAACGCTGCGCTGGTCGCCGCTGTAAAATTGGCCGAGCGTGTTGTCGCACTCGAAGCCCGGTTAGCCGCCCTTGAGGCGAAAGGATAATCATGTCAAGCACCTTTTCCAACCTCAAGTTCGAGATTATCGGCAACGGTGAGCAGTCGGGCACATGGGGCACCACGACCAACAGCAACATCGGCACGGCCATCGAGCAAGCCATTGTGGGTATGGCAACACTGGACTCCGGGGACTTCACGGCCAACGTGGCTACCCTGACGCTGACCAACACCACCGCCCTGCAAGATGCCCGGGCACTGTGTCTGAACATTGCAGCAGGCGCAGTATCCGCAGCGGGCACGATCAACGTCCCCGCCATCGAGAAGCCCTACATCGTCATCAACGACTCCAGCTACGCGGTCACCGTGAAGGTCTCCGGCCAGACTGGCGTAGCGGTCCCTGCTGGCACCCGCACCATCGTGTACAACAACGGCACGGACGTGGGAACCCAGCTCAACTGGCTGAACTCCCTGACGCTTGGCACAGCCCTGCCCATCGCCTCTGGCGGTACAGGTACAACGTCCACCACCTTTGTGAACTTGGCCACCAACGTCACCGGCACATTGCCTGTGGCCAACGGCGGCTCCGGCGGCACCACTGCAGCAACGGCCCGGACAAACTTCGGCGCTACCACGCTGGGCGGCAACCTGTTCACCATCAGCAACCCGAGCGCGGTGACGTTCCCTCGGTTCAACGCAGACAACACCGTCTCGTCTTTGAACGCTGCGGACTTCCGCACGGCCATTGGCGCTGGCTCTGGCGGCGGCTCTGTGACTTCGGTCGCTGGTACGGGCACAGCCAACGGACTGACGCTCTCGGGAACCGTGACATCCTCGGGCAACATCACTTTGAGCGGTTCCGTCACAAGCCTGACAACAACCAACTTCACCATCATGGAAGAAAGCGGTAAGCTCGTGATCAAGTACGGCGGCACAGTGGTGGCCTCGTTCAGCAGCGCGGGTGCCCTGATCTCCGCAGACAACATCACTGCCTACGGCACCCCATAAGGAGCAAGCATGACAATGCCATCAAGCGGCCCCTTGAATATGGGGGGCACATCAAGCCCGGTCAGTGTTGCGCAAGAACTTGGCCTGAGCCTGACCGCGACCATCTCGATGAACCAAACAAACGTCCGCACTTTGGCAGGCGTGAGCACGACCAGCGGCACAACATGGAGCATGAGTTCTCTGTACGGGAAGTCGAACACCTACGCAATTGAGTTTTTGGTCATTGCCGGAGGCGGCGGAGGCGGCGACAGCGTTGGTGGCGGGGGAGGGGCGGGCGGCTACCGCGCTGTTACTGGGTCTGTTGCTCCTAGCACTGCTTATGCGGTGACTGTTGGTGCTGGTGGGGGATCTAGAGTTGCGGGAAACAGTTCCTCTTTTAACTCAATTACCTCTACTGGCGGCGGCGCTGGAAAATACACAACTAGCACACCAAATGGTGGCTCTGGTGGCGGAAGTGCAGGGTATGACCCTAGTGCTGTTGGCACAG